TGTATTCGTCTTTCTTGACGATGTTCACTGGAGGAAATGCAGTTTGAGATGCTGTAAATAGATGAGCAGCATTATCGAGAGCTGCGAACGAATTCTCAAACCCAAGAGCGGTTGGTAGAAGACGATCGAGTCCGTAGGTTGACGAAAGTGTAGTGATATTTGTCATTTGTGTACTCCTTTAATAAGCAAGTGACATTTTAGAAACGGAACCCCAAATGGGCATTCCAATTCTATTTAGGAAACTCTGTTGGTCCGTCGACGTGCCATTCTTCCATTGGCGGAGTTTCTGTATTCAACGAAATCCCAGTTGAACCAAATCCACCAGATCTTTCAGAATGCTTCTCTGGTCTTAATGCGATAACTTTAAATGCGAATGGATTGTTTGATACAACTTCAGCCTGAGCAATACGATCGCCGCGACGAATTGTCTGATGCATCTTGGAAACGTTTGTCAAAAGCACAAACACTTCTTCTTGATAATCAACATCAACGATGCCTTCGCTGTTTGCTAGGATCAATCCTTTCTTAAGCGAAAGTCCTGAGCGAGGATGAAGACGAATGCTATAGTTCTGAAGCGGAAGTTCAGCATCATGTCGTGCAATGTCTGCAAATGTTTCAATCGTAACATAACGTTCGATTTTGAAAATTAATCCAGTTGGGATCAATAAACGATCACCAGGATAGATAGAAACTTCACCAAATCCATTTACTTCTCTTTCAACAGGTGCGTTAAATGAATCATATCCATTTACAACATTTGATGTTGGTTGGAATGACAAATCAAAACAGTTTGCTAAAGAAGTGCCGTATGTTGGAAGTTCAATATCATCACGAAGTTTATACACATTCATCACAAGCATAAATTATCCTTCCTTCTTTTTCTTCCCGATTGTATACTTGGAAACCAATTGCCAATCGTTCTTCTCTTTGAATGGAAGAATTTTAATCTGACTTAATGGTGCGACATTATCCTTTGTCTTATCTGGATCTACGAGTTTGACTAGTCCCCACTCAGCCATTAGATTCGCAATCGTGTTGCGTCGCTGAATGTCATTATCTGACATGTTTGATGGCTTACCGTCCAATTCAAAGAGTTCCTTGAAATGAACGATATAATACTTTCCTTGTTTATGAAGAATGTGGCAGGATTGGTATAGGATGTTATCGTTTTTTGCTGCTACACCAATGCGAGTGAGTGTCTCGCGAACTTTTAGAAAATCATCCTGCTGCCCAAGAGTGACTTCAACTAGTTTATCAACGCTCATGTTCTAACCCTTATATAATTGTTCTTTTATCAATTCGATTTGAGCGTCGTCTAGAATTTTTAATGCTTCCTCTGCCTTTGCATCGGAGTAACCATAATATTCTTTGACCGCTTCCAAATCACTGCTTTTAGCCTTCTTGTGCCACTTTGAGTATGGACGCTTTTGGGCTCGTATTATATTTAGGAGAAAGTCATATTTGAGTTTATTATCGAGATTCGGGTACTTATTCATCTCATTTGCGAATAAAACGGTATCGCGATGAAATGAGAGTGCACGATTCACCATAAACGATGAATATGTCTTTTCATCCTGTTCTGTCAGGAGCGCATATTCTTTCGTCTGTAGAATAGACGGAATGATTTCTTTAAATAGATCAGCCATTGAACTTACACTCCACCATCATCTCGGTTAGACATGCGGTGAGGTTCAGTTCCTGATCGGCGACAAACGCTGCTTGATATTGATACTTGGCGAGGATTAGCACAGCATTTGGAATCGTAGACTTGTCCATAATGTCATACAGACTGTCATAGATTTTACGATAGATCTTTGCAGGATCATCACCACCAAAGTCAGCAACCCACTTACGCATTGCGCTGAAGTTTTGATCTTTGAGTGACGTCACAAGATCATTTAAAGAAACATCAGCAATGCTCGTGAGAATACCAGTGTCAATTCTACCGCTAACAGAATATCTCTGAAGTTCATTCAGAATGCGACGATAATCTGGGAAGTGCTTCTTGACAACTTCAACAAGAACTGCCTTATCATAAGGAACTTTTTCATTCGCCAAAATCTCAGCAGCACGCTTCATAAACGAAGCAGCCATCTTTGGCTTATCCTCTTTGCGCAGTTTAAATTCAATAACAGCGCAACGACTATGCAATGGTTCAATGATACGATTCTTGAAATTACAAGTCATGATGAACGTACAGTTATGCGCAAACTCTTCCATTGCCGCACGCATGGCTGGCTGAGTTGAGTTTGGATTTAGATAATCTGCTTCATCAATGATGATGACTTTCTTGCCACCAGTCATTGACATTGCACTGGCATAGTTTTTGATCTTTGTTCTGAATGTGTCAATGCCTGATTCATCCGAGCCATTGATCATTAGATAATCACAGCCAATTTCATCACACAATGCACGTGCGACTGTGGTCTTGCCTGTGCCTGGACCACCGCAAAGCAAGAGATGGGGAATCTCTTTGCGATCAACATAAGATTGGAAAGTTGCCTTGTATTCATCAGGAAGAATACAATCGGCAATAGTATGAGGACGGTATTTTTCAACCCACAACGCTTCATTCATAATGTAACTCCTGATTGTTTATTCAGTCACTATTCTACGCCATTTTCCGTTTGTCATCAAGTACATCTCGCCATCAGGACCGACGGTCATACTTGCGGTTACATGCTTTTGTGTTCCTGGAACAAATTTGGGACCACAACTGATAGTGCCGTCTGGTGATGCAAGTTCACCATACTCAGTGCCAATGTTTAACTTGCCATTGTAACCAGCGGCTTTAATTTCTTCTATTGCCTTACACTTATCAGCATCAGGAAGAACAGCGGCGGCGGCTACAATACCACCGCCAGCAACACCACCAGCAAGACCAAGATACTTGAAAAAATTACGCCTTGTTGCCATACTTATGCTCCCATATCGAATACAATCCAACGAACAACACCAACATTACAGGTGGTGCTGATGCAGGAACCCAAAGAAAAAATGTGTTGACGAGAGCGAATGCGGCGAATAAAAGAATAATAATCAATACTTTTAGATCATCTTTATGCATAATATAACTCCGAAGAGAAGATGGGGTGGGGAAGGTGAACTCCCACGGCGAGCAGTCTGGCGGATAGTGCCGTCAACTTAGAGTATTGCACCCCAATATTTTTATTTAGCCACGTTTTCGTAAATGGTTTGGAAATCGCTCTGCTCTGCGACTTCTTCCTCATAATTACGTTTGTGGTAAACACGCGCCAGTTTACGAGCCAACTTCTTTGGAATCTCACATTCGTCTTGCATCTTCTGAAGAATGTCTTTAATCAGATCACGTTCAGCCTCAATACGAGTGAGTGAGTTGGAGATTTCTTGAAGGCATCCCAATACCTTTACTTTATCAAGTGCCATCATTATTCTCCGAAAGTTGAACTTGCGGCTTCAATCGCAATGTAATAGGTGATGTCAACAGTTTTGTGCTTAAATCGAGCAAGACCTTTCTTGGCAATTGCAACGTCATACGAACCTTCAAGTAACTTGAAGTTTTCGACCTTCATCACAACTTTGAATTCCTTACCATTCTCAGCAGTACCAATTTCAATCTTGGACTGATCAGCAGAATCATCCTTCACGTCTGTAGCAATGAAGTGAATTGTGGAACCATCGCTTTCAAACACGAAGTTGGGCGAACCAGAGATGCCAGCACTCTTACGCATCCAATCAAGATCTTCTTGCGAAAGACTGAATGAACAATCAGGCTCACCAAACGTGATTGCCTTCTCAGGTGGAGTTACAATAACTTTCGGCGAGCAATACTTGATGTAATCAGACTTCTTGTTTGCACTAATATTGAGTTTGTCATCGTCAAACGACAACTCGGCATCCTTGTACAAAGATACCTTTGCCAAAAGTTTGTTCAAATCATAAAGAGCGAACTCTTTTGGAAAACTCTCACCAACAGTTGCTTCAACGAAGATTGTCTTGAGTGGAGAAATAGTTTTCAAAGTATTGCCAGACTTGAACTGCAAACTTTGATTAATGCCTGAAAAGTTTTTCAGGACTTGCACAGTATCATCAGAAAGTTTCATAATTAACGACCTCATTTGCTTCAACACGATTATTATATAACG